TTCTAAATCCAGAGAAACCTAAGTTTAATGCCATTTCTTCTTCGTTGTCGAATACTCCGTAAGAAGTACCACCAGCACCGTAAGAATTCATAGAAGCTAACATGTCATCCATTGCTAAGCTAGTAGCTCTGTTTACAAACATCATGTTTTCCTCAATAGCACCTTGATTGTCGAATTCAGCTAAGATAGCATCGAATTCAGCCAAGTCAGTTGCAGCGTTAACACCTGTTACACCAGTAGTAATGTTTCCTCTGTGCTCAATAGCAGCAAATAAACCTTCAGTACCAAACGGAGTGTCAGCAGAGTTTACAGCAGCATCTACGTTGTTAGCAGTGTTAACACCTTTAACAGCTTCTAGCATAGTCATCTCTAGGTAATCAGCGAAACGAGCTCTTGTGTCTCCTTCAGCTTTCAAGTACCATAAGTAACCATTCTGTCCTTCTTCTCCTGAAATTTCAACCCAACCAATTTGAGATGTATCAGAACCAGAGATTTCATAGTAATCTTTGATAATAATTGGCTTGTTGTGGAAAGAAGTGTGAGTTGGCTTAACGGTACCGTAACCAGCAGTTGTTGATGTAGTACCACCTTGTCCTTGCTTACCTTTTCCGTATTCAGAACCGATAACTAATAAAGTTGCGTTGTTAGCACTAGGAACGCCTGTGTCACTGAATGCACTAGCGTCACTACCATTTTCAACTTCGTAAGGCATGATAGTAACAGCAGTTGCAGAAGCAGCTGTAACAAAACACTTGATAACACCTTCGTTGTAAGCAACGATAACCATGTCGTTAATACGAACACCGTGCTCACCTGAAGCAATAGTGTTACCATCAATGTCAGTACCAAATGTGAAAGTATCCTCGTTATTGTCGTACTTACCTACATAAGATAAGTGTAAACGACCTTGTTCAGACCAAATTACTTGATCAGAGCTCATTGCTTCTTCCGCACCTACTTGTGATAAGAAACCTGCGATTGTTCTGTTACCGAAAACCTCAGCTTCAGACTCCATTAAGTCTGGTAAATACTGTTGACCCCAGTCGTTTCCGTCTGCGGTAAAATCAATGTAGTTCGAAGATAGTGTTGCTTTTTTTGAAGCTGGCACACTATTCAACGCACCTGCGACGCCGGAGTGACCGGAGCCTGGATTTGAAATTGCCATAATAAATATGTTTTTAAGTTATGGAAGAAAACTATTTCCTTCCTTTTTTAATTCTAACCTTGTAATCATTAGAAGAATCTCCACTTAAAACTTTATACTTAGTTCCACCAATTTGAACTTCTCTATGAGACTGTCTTGGGTCCATATTAACGTTCTTTGCTTTTTCAACCGAAGTTTTTAAAGCATCAGCTTTACCTTGTTCGTAAAAGTGTTGAGCAATAGAGTCTGCGTTCATAGCTGTGTATAAGCCTTTGTGATAGCCCTTGGCATCTTCCATAGTTCCATCTTCGTTCAAAAACCTTTTGACAAAGTTGTTTATGTCGCCTTGAGTTTCTTTTACACCGCTAGAGTCTTTGACATTAAACCTAAATTTTTTGTCTCCAACGTTATACTCGAAACCTTCGAATTTTTCATTAAAAACATTTTCAGTTTTTTGTTTAAAGACGTTACTAACTCGCTCAAATTTTTTCTGATTCTCTTCAGATTCCTTGTTGTAACGATTGAAAAAATCCATAGCTTTCTTCGCTTCGTTAGGAAGCTTAGATCCACCCTTGATCTCTTCGTAATATTTAGACTTTTGCCCGTCTAAGTAGGCTTTCGCTTCGGCAACTTGCTCTTTTAAAGCGATTTTCTTTCTTTTAACATCTTTTTCGTCGTCAAGTTCTTCGTCAAACGAAAAGTTTTCCTCCATCAAGAAAGCTCTTTCTTCTGAGCTCAAGTGAGGTTTGGTTGTTTTGTAATACTCTTGAAGAGCTGTTAGGTTATCCATCTCAGAGTAGTCTCGGTTTAGATTAACATAATCTTGCACCGTTCCTCCAGTTTCGTTTATAAACTCAACTAGCTTTTCTACACTTTCTGGAAGCGTTCTAGCTTTGCTAGCCTCAACAGCCGGCTCAACAACCTCTTCAGTTTCTTCTTTAGTAATCTCTTTTAGTACTGGGCTTTCTTGTGCTTTACTTTCCGCCTGTACTTCTTCTTGTTCCGGTGGGGTGTCGGTAGCTTCATCGCTTCCAGCCACTCCTGAGTCGTTAGTTGTACCTTCTTCAACATCTGGTTTTTTACTTAGGTCAACCTTGTTGACTGTTTCTACATCTTCTGATTTTAGACTCACCTTAACAGTGTTCTCTTCTTGCACCTCTGGTGCTTCTTGTTTTTCTTCACTCATAATATAATATAATAATTGGTTTAAAACTTATCCATGTTCAAGCCATCACCTAATACATCATTACCTGATGACTCGAATCTTTTACCTTTTTGTTTATTTGATTCTACTCTTTCTTTTCTTCTACCCTCTCTTTCGGATCTAGCATCTTGGCGTTGCTCAGATACCTCGGTATCTTCTCTATCCATTTCTCTCATCTTCATATTTAAGTCAAACTCTTTGTCCATAAGCCTTTCTTTAATAGAAGCTTCTTGTTCTAATGCTTTAGCTTTAAACTCTGATTTAGCTTGTTCTAACTGCATACTCATTTGCGTAATAGCTTGCTGCTTTTGAGTTTCTGCCTGGGCTTGCGCTTGAGCCGTTTGTTGCTGAGCTTGTTGCTGAGCAGCTATATTTTGTTGCTGCATAGCTTGCTCTTCCTGCATCTTCTTCTTTTCTCTAATCTTCAACAGTTCGTTAGCTAGCTTTACGTTATGTATGTTTCTAAGATCAATAGCATCGGAAAGCTTAATTAGCTTTTGCGTCAAAGCCATTTGTATGTTGTTTTCTAATAGCTGCTTTTCTTCTTCGTCTGGTGCTAACTCTATAAATATACCAAAGTCATACAAATGCAGCTCTGACATTTCTTCTAACGTAGCAACATTGTGCGTTCCTATCTGTTGGATGAAAGCGTCTTTTGTAGGAGAATACTCTAGTATGTCAGATATTCTAAGTGATAGTTGTTGAGCCACGTCAGCTGTTAAATACATTCCAGCCTGTAAGATATGTCTAGTAGCCGTGTTGCTATTGGCTGCTGCCAACTTTTGAACACCAACAAGAGCATTTCTATCTGGAGTACTACCATCTCTAGCTTCGTTTAAGCCCGTGACGTCACGTATCATTTGCAGATAGTAATTGTAGTTAGCTATTAGCGTTTGCATTTTATTACCAGCCCCAGCACCACCAGATATTTCTTGAATAGGTATTTTACCTGGGTTAGGATCTCCGTCAGAAGTAAAAGATCTACCTATAATAGAACCCGTTTGAAAAAACATGTTTAAGGCTTCTTGCGGATTGTAGTTTGTTCCATTACCAAGATCAACCTCTGCTAAACCATCAGCATCAAGATAAACTCCATCTGGAACCATTCTTGACATCACCTGTTGTAGTTTCAAGTGTGTTAATTGAATCATATCAGCAAAGCCAGTAATACGACTGACTATACTTTCTATCCTACCCTGATACATTCTTGGAGCAACCATACTATAGTTCATCTTGACCTTAGTGTAATCACTCTTCTCTCTCATCATGTTCTCGGCCAAACCCCAGTTTAGTAGTTTGTCAGAGCCTAGTATCATAGCTCCTTCGTATAAAACTTCTACCTGAGTAGAAAGTTTAGCATACCCACCAACCTTGTCCGTAGGAGGATTAAAGCCGTCGTCTTTTTCTATTGCTTTTTCTCCACCGCTAGAAGTTTCTTTTAACTTGTAAACTTCGTTCATAAAAGTTTTATAGTTAAAATATAAAACATCTATTTGATTTTTATCTTTTTCTCTTCTATGAGTATTGTATCTGTGAGCTTGTGTTAAGCTTTGATCTTGTATTTTCTCTAAATCTTCATTTGACAAGTGAGGAAACTGTTTTACTAACTCGTTTATAGGTATAGTCTTTACTTCGCCTATATAGTATATATCTTCAAAGTAAGGAGATTCTGTATAAGAGTGTACTATTCTAGCTGGATCTACATAATCAACCACGACGCCTTGCGATGTGTTAAATGTTGTTTTAACAGCCGCTGTACCAAGCACAGCTAAGTCGTAGTAAAGTCTTTTTCTAGTTAATTCGTAGTTGTTTCCTTCAAGTAAAGTATTTATAGCCTGCTCTTCCGCTATTTCAGTAGCCTGCTTGTAAGTTAGCTGCATGTGGAGTTCTAGCTCCTGCTCTGTCTCAGGTAAGTCTTCCGCGTCATTTTCAGCAAAGTCCATATTGAAATTTTCTTTTGCCATTGCGTTGAACTCTTTAGACTTCATGTCTCTAAGTATACTTTCCATATACTCAGTTCTCTTTGCTACTCCGTATGGATCTTGAGAGAACACTTTTATGTCGTAATTTCTTTCAGCCATACCGTTTACGACTATATCAACAAATTTAGATATAATAGGTATTGGCTTCCAGTCTAAATTTAAGTAAGATAAGTCTCCGTTTATAGACAGCTCATCTTTATACTTCTGTACAGATTGCTCGCCTCTAGCGTATAGTCTAAGTCTATGAAAATCATTAGACACGTTGTTAAATCTAGATCCTACGTTACCACCGCTACTTCTGTT